ACTTGTTCAAACGAACAACTACCAGGTTTTGATAAACAGGCAGCCGCTTTCAAAGAATATGGCATAGATGAAATTTATTGTATGTCAGTAAATGATTCTTTTGTTATGAATGCTTGGGCAACAGATCAAAAGTTAGAGAATGTGAAAATGATTCCTGATGGTAATGGTGAATTCACAAAAGGTATGGGAATGCTTGTAGAGAAACAAAACTTAGGTTTCGGTCAGAGATCATGGAGATATGCTATGATTGTGAATGATGGTGACATAGAAGTGATGTTTGTAGAATTTGGTAAAACAGATGATTCAGCAGGAGACCCTTATGGCGAATCTTCACCTGAAAGTGTGTTAAAATATCTAAAGGACTTTAAAGGATAATAGTGAATGGTTTTGAAGTATATAAAAAATATCTTGCGATCAAGCTTCATTTCACAAGTAAGAACCAGAGTTATGACTTCCATAAACACGCTGGGCGAACAACAGCAAGGTTGGATACATTTACTAAAAGACGGGATAGGTATTTTTTTCACAAGCTTAGTAGAGCTTATAGCGATACTGATATTATTAATTATTTTATCAGTAATTTTGTTTCTAATACTAATCTCTGGATTGGGGATATTATTGGCAGATCAGGTGATGATAACTATAAAACGTGGTCAAAAAAAATAGAGGCACTACATTATTATTATGAACAAGATATAGATTATATACTCGGCAAGATTACGAAGAAGATAAGTTTTGATGATCTGTTTACCTCTAAGAAAGGTCAACACCCACCGATACTTAAATTTGTATTGGCAAAGAAGATTAACTTTGAAACACTTTTAATATTAGATGACATATTAAGGTTTTCAAAAAGACTAAACAAAGACATAGGTGAAAAAGTATTATGGCCTAAACTGTGTGATAGAATGATAAGATACAGACCGTTTGTACCATACAACATAACAAAGTATAAGATGACACTAAAAAAGAAAATAAAGGATATATAATGCCAGAACTTGAATTTAATTGTTTTGTATGTAAAAAACCATCTATATTTGATAAAGAAATAACCTATGTTGGTAACCTAGGATCGACACCGGTTCAACTTTGTATTCCTTGTTCTAAACATAATGATAATATGGTGTTAAAAACTATGTACGATAGAAATTTAGAATCTGAATTGAAAAATCAATTAGATAAAATGATAAATCGAGGTGAAAATAATTCTAATGTTGGATCATTTGTTTCTCGTTGTAATTTTAGATATAAACATGATAGACAAAATCCATTTTGCAATCACCCACTTGATTATGTTTCAACTATTAATTTAACTGAACAGTATCAATTATTAGATGACTTCATTAAACCTATAACAGATTTTTTAAAAGATAATACTTCTCCCCCTAAACAACAAGGTCTTATATCAAATGGTTATCAAACTGAAGGCAATCTATTTGAAGATAAAACTATTGATACAAATGAGATTCAAAAAATTATTCATTTAGAGGTAGAGAAATATCGTGAGAAGTTTAAAGATAGTGAGGAAGGTTTTCTAAAGAACTGGCCAAAAGAATATACTCTTAATGGTTGGTTGATAAGTATGAAAAGTGGTGGTAAATTAAAACCTCATATGCATGAATATGGTTGGTTGAGTGGCAGTATCTATATAAATGTACCTGAGAAAGAAACAGTTGATAGTGGTAATCTTGTGGTGTGTATAGATGATACAGATAAAGCTGATAAAAAGAGTATAGATGTGGTGACTGGAAGTCTTTGTCTTTTCCCTGCCTCTCTACTTCACTACACAATACCATTTAAATCAGGTGAATTAGGTAATTCGTTTGAGTCAGATGAAGAGCGTATAGTTCTAGCATTTGATGTTAAACCAAAAACAAAGGAGATATAATGTCAAAAATGAGAATGTTTAAGTTTTGGAATGAAGCAGGTGACGAAAAAGAAAAAGAATCAATGAGTTTGAAGAAGGCGATTAAGTCTGTTCAAAATGATTTCAAAGACAAATTTATTGGTGTTGAATATATTAGTAAAAAAGGTAAAAATATTATTGATTCTGTGAGAATACCTATCGGTAGAAGAATAAGACAAGCAATAATAACAGAAGCTAAAAAAATGGCTTCAAAAGCAAGAAAACTATAATGAGATTATTACTATTACTAATATTTTTATCAGGATGTGGCACAATAGGTGCAGTAGTAGGTACAGGTACTACTGGATATGAATCCTATAAAACTGTAACCTATGCCAAAGGTGTTGTTGATCTTAGTTTAGCATCTAGTGGTGAAAAGACCACAGACGATAGAGTATTATCATCAATAACTGGATATGATTGTAAAGTTAGAAGAATTTTAAAAGAAGGTTTAGAAGCTGTCTGTGTTTCACTAAAACCTAATTTTATAATACCAAAAGAAAAACCAATAGCAAAGGAGACAACAAAATGAGTACAGATAGTCACGAGAAAGATTTAGATCACGACAGGTCTTATGAGAATGAGGTAACGCCAAGTCCTATGGTGCAGATATCATTAAAAGAATATGATAAGTTAAAAGAGAAACAACACTATATTACCGATAAAGCTATGATTGATACCATAGATAATATAGAAAGACTTGTGAGATCATTAAGAAAACACATTGTAAGGACAGAGGTATAATGAAGTTTGCTATCGTAGATGATAGAGGTCTAAATGACCTAGAAAGAGTCAATGATACTAAGGATAAACTCATTGCTAGTCTAAAACATGACAATAAATCACTTGCCAAACAGGTATCTGATCTATTAGAAGAAAAGAAGTTAAGAACGCTTGACAATAGCAATCAAATATGATATAATAGAACTATGAAAAATATAATGATAGCACTTTTAGTATTATGCTTTACCGCTACTGTGGGAAATACTAATGAGAATAATATAATTAACAAAATAACTACTCATATTTCTAATGAGGTTCAAAGTATAAAAGAATTTCAAAAGGCAAATTGGGAAAAAGGTAATATTCAAAATGCTAAGAATATAGCAATGATTAAATCTTGGTTTGTTAAGAATTAATCTTATAAATAATGAAGTGCGATTAATACAGCACATATACAAATATAATAATACAAAAACATACAAAGGAATATACAAATGACAAATACAAGTATCGCAGCGTTAAAACGCTCTAAATCAAACCTAGACACCTTAGTGTCAGAACTTTCAAAAGTTGCAGAACCTCAAAAACAAAAGAACTCATATGCCGATGATAGATTCTGGAAACCAGAACTAGATAAATCAGGTAATGGTTATGCTGTTTTTAGATTTCTACCAGCAATCAAAGGTGAAGACTTACCTTGGGCAAGACTATGGTCTCATGCCTTTCAAGGACCTGGTGGTTGGTTTATAGAAAATAGTTTAACAACTCTTAACAAAAAATGTCCTATTAGTGAATCTAACAGTTTACTATGGAATTCAGGTGTTGAGGCAGATAAAGAAATTGCAAGAAAAAGAAAAAGAAAACTTTCTTATGTTGCAAATATTCTAATTATCAATGACTCTAAACATCCTGAGAACGAAGGTCAAATTAAGTTGTTTAAATTCGGTAAGAAAATCTTTGATAAGATTACCGAAGCGATGAAGCCTGAGTTTGAAGATGAGAAACCTATTAACCCATTTGACTTTTGGGAAGGTGCTAACTTCAAATTGAAAATCAGAAAAGTTGATGGTTACTGGAACTATGATAAATCAGAATTTGATAGTCCTACACCAATCAAAGAGAATGATGAGGCAATCGAACAAGTTTGGGATAAACAATATGCCCTTAAACCATTTCTTGCTGCCGAAAACTTTAAATCATATGATGAGCTAAAAGCGAAACTAGATAAAGTTTTATTAGGCACAAGAAGTACTGGAACTGCTGAAGACGTGACGATCCCACCTGTCATAAATGTAGCACCAGTCAAAACAGAAACAGTTGATAATACATCTCCGACACCGATTACAGAAGATGATAGCGATGAAACGTTATCTTACTTTAGTAAGTTGGCAGAGGAAGAGTAAAATCTCTCCACCTGTTTCTTAATAAGGGGTAATTGCAACTAGGCCTCTCAACAAAAACTAGTTGCACGACCAATGAATGTTATAAATAAATACTATATTATGAAAGAGTTTGAGATATCAAATCATATAAAGGAGATAATTATATGGACGCTATAAGTAAAATAAAAGCATGGGCAAGTGCATTATCAGACGTAGGTGTTTCACTTATCGCTCTAGGTATTGTACTAGAAGTGTTATTCACAGGACAAGTTGTGCCATTCTGGCCAGGTATTTCTGTGATCGGTAATGTTCAAGGTATTATTGCAGGATTTTCAAGTCAAGGACTTGTTGGTCTAGTTGCTATTTGGGTACTATACTCAATATATACCAAGAAATAATACAAACACGTTTTATCATAGAAAAAGGGGGCTTCGGCCCTCTTTTTTTTGGCATTATAGACAACGTTTATTATAAATATTACTGTATAAAGCGGAGAGAAAATGAAAAAATTATTAACAGTATTATCAGTTCTTACAATATATTCTAGTGTAAGTGCGTCTGAACTAACATTTGGTTTCAAAAGTCCATCATTTAATGGAGTTGGTCAATCATCACATTACTTGACAATTGAAAATATTGAAAAAACTAGAAAAGATGCTATTATAGCAAAGAACAAAGCGAATGCTAAAGCACTTAAAGATGAAATTAATGGCACAGCAGTTGCTAAATTCAAAGCAAATTTAGAGGCAAGATTCTATACTGCTCTTGCAAAACAAATTACAGACAACGTATTCGGTGCTGATGGTCTTCAACAAGATTCAGGAACATTTACAGGTACAAATGGCGAAACAGTTGCTTGGGTAACTCCTGCAAATACAGGTAACGTTGTTGTAACCGTAACAGAAGCAGACGGAACTGTAACAACATTTACAATGCCTAAAGAGGATAACAGTTAATATGAATATTTCAAGTTTAAAAAACATAGCAATAATTTTATTGTTATCTATTTTTGTATCAGGTTGTTCATCTACAATGGCAAACAAAGGTTATATAAAAACACAATCAATCGCCTTTAAAGAATTAGAAACAATTACACAGCCAGAAGGTGCTCCGATTATCATAGCAGTTTATGACTTTGGTGATATGTCAGGTCAAAAGAAACCAGGCGGTAACTATGCTTCAATGTCAAGTGCCGTAACACAAGGATCATATCAAATACTAATCAAAGCATTACAAGACGCTGGTCAAGGTAAATGGTTCAGAGTAGTAGAAAGACATAGTTTGGCAAGTCTATTACAAGAAAGAAAACTAATTAGAACTACTAGACAAATATCAGATGGTGAAGAAGCAGAGTCATTACCTGCTTTACTATTTGCTGGTGCATATGTAACAGGTGGTATTGTAGGATATGATAGTGATATTCTATCAGGAGGTGCTGGTGCTAGAGTATTAGGTATAGGTGTAAGTAAACAATATAGACAAGATATTATTTCTATAATGTTAAGATTAATTAATGTACAAACAGGTGAAGTCATTATTTCTACAACAATTGAGAAAACAATTTACTCGTCAAGTACAAACGGTGATGTATTTAAGTACTTTGATGCTGATACAATGTTAGTAGAGATAGAAGCAGGATATTCTAAAAATGAACCAGTTACTTTTGCAGTAAGAAAAGCAATAGAAGCAGGTGTTGTATCTTTAATTAAAGAAGGTGCAGAATTAGATTTATGGAAGTTTGGACCTACAGCAGAAGAAATGTCTTTAGAAGCTGAAAAACAAATGACAGAAGAACTAGATAAATTAGATAAAGAAGCGAAAGAAAAACTTGATGCTAAAGAAGAAACAAAAGAACTAGATAAACTAAAGAAATTAAATGATGAACTGTTAAAGGAGGAAAGTACAGATGAAAAAGATGATAAAGTTAGTGCTAATCCTGATTCTAACAACGTTCACGGTTAACACAGCAAACTCAGACAGTAGCGGAAATAATGCATACATTTTACTAGATGATAGTTCTGGTGCAGGTGCCGGAGAAACAGTTTACATAAGACAAGAAGGAACTGACAATTGGATTGGCAGTTGGACTAATAAACAATTTGAAATTACAGGCACAGGAAACACCGTTAATATCGTACAGATTGGATATACCAACGACTTTGAAGATTACTCCTCATTTGATTGTACTAATTGTACTTTAGATGTTAATGTTAAAGGTAGTAATAACGCTGTAGGAATAGACATGGACGACACCGGCGACTCAGGTTGGTGGATAGATATTGATATTAGAGGTGGTGATAACCGAGTTTTAGTCAGCGATACTCCTGATGGTAGTAACGTAGCAAATCAAAACTATGATATTGATATTGATGGTACTGATAATCAAATGGAGTTTCATGTTAGAAACGGTTCAGGTGGTAATCACTACCTATATGCCTACATTTATGGTGATGATAATCATGTAGAGTACTACATGGGAGATGGTTCTGTAGGTAAGAATACAACAGCCAATGCAGCCATAGGTCCTTACGATTCAATCAGTCACTCTCAGGTAGCAAGTAAAAGTTTAGCATCAATTGATTTTTATATAATTGGATCTAGTAACGGTATAAAAACAGAATCAAGAGGTGAAAGTAATTACATGCTTATTGAATTATTTAATGGTTCTACAGGCAATGGAATTAGGCAATCTCCTGTTGGTTATAGTGCAGGCTTTGAGAAAGTAATGCAATTTGGTGATAACAATGAATTAGCGTTAAGATTAAACGGCAATAGTAATTTAATTGGTGTATATCAACAAGGTAACAATAACATTATGAATCTGAATTATACCACTTCAAGTGCTACATTGTATGCTTCACAAACAGGTGGTCAAAACACAGCTAATATAACTGTAACTGGAGATAGTATTTACGATTATACATTAAACTTCACACAAGACGGTTCAGATACTTGTACATATTCTTTCAATAGAAATACACAATCAGCTGATGTTGTTGCAACAGTAGCCAACAGTTGCTCTTAATGAAAAAGTTTTTAACAATAGTATCAGCTCTGATACTTTTTACAACCCAAGCATTTGCCATTCCAGTAGTAGGTACCGTTTATCAAAAAATGGGTACAACATGGGTTGAACGTGATTCAAATAACATAACCATTCAAAATTCAGGTTTTGAATTATACATGGAGGATTTCTTACAAACAGGTGAGGATGGTGCCATGAATATTGAGTTTGTTGATGGTACAAAATTTACACTTTCTCCTAATAGTGAAGCAATCATTGATGAATTTGCTTTTGATACAAGCGTTGTGCCAATAGAAATTGCTATGGTTGTAGATATTAATGTAGGTTCGTTTACATATGAATCTGGTAGTATATCAAAAATGGGTGGTGAAGTAAAAATTAGTACACCATCAGCAACAGTCACAGTTCAAGGTACTGCTTTTTCAGGTAGAGTTGATGTAAATGGTAGAACAACTATTACATTGTTACCAGATAGTACAGGTAACGTAGGACAAGTTACAGTTAGAAACGAGGCAGGTGCAAGTACAATAACAAAAGCATACACAGCCGTTACAGTACTTTCAGATAATTTACGACCTTCTTTTCCAGACCCTCTATCTACTAACGAAAGAAAAGAATTGTTTGATTTAGATACAAACGAAGAATCAATTGAAGATAAAATAGACGATCAAAGAGATGGAAAAGAAAGAATAAAAAAACTAAAACAAATTGAACTACAAAGTAAAAAAAATAAAAAACCACTTGAACAAGTTGAAGAAGTCATAGAAGAACTAGAAACACAAGAAATTAAAGAAATTGAACTAGATACTTTTGATGTACAAGAAGAATCAAAAGACAACTCTATTGAAATGAAAGAAGAAAACTTTGATGTAGAAGTTACTGAAAAAGAAGCTGGTAATCTTGAACAAGATTTAATGACCGAAGAACTTACAATTGTTGAATCAACTTCAACAGAGTCAATTGTAATCGTTGAAGATTTTAAAATAGAATCAGAACCTCTAGTAAATACTACCGAAGTATCAGAGGATATTATTACAGATGATTCAGTTAATACGGAAGTTGATACATCATATTACGATCAATGGGACGACTCTGCCTACGACTCTGAATACGGATGGGTAGATGAGAATGACCAAGTAACTGTTTGGGATGCCAAAGGTGAAACTAAAATGAATTATGAAGATAGT